TATCTTGAAAAGAAAGCTGGTTCAATAGGCAAAGGGGTATAAAATGGCTGGTGATAAGTGGATTCAAAAGGCGGTAGGCAAGCATCCTGGTAAGTTGCATAGAGAATTAGGCGTACCAGAGGGTAAAAATATCCCTGAGAAGAAAATGGCTAAAGCAGCAAAAAGCAAAAGTCCTACTATTAGAAAAGAAGTGGCTCTTGCTAAAACACTTAAAAAACTCAAAAAATAAGGATATTAAAATGAGAGACGGCATGAAAGGCGACAAAGGGTTCAATGATAACCGCAAGGTAAAAGATGACCATCAAGAAGGAATATCACGGGTTATCCAACGCAAGTCTGAAAAAGATTACTCAACTAAGCCATGCTCCGGTAAAATGGGAAAAGGCGAGCACAATGAGAGTAATTGGAATCGAGATAGTGGTGGCACGCCTAAAAAAGCGTAAACTTAGCTTATCTACCATGAAGTAGAAAAAGTATCGGGTTCGTTACGGCGTTCCCAGGTTAATTATATTACAAGGATGAAAAATGGGCGCAGTGATATATCAGTTACCAACACAAGTACCAGCAATGGTCGGTGTTTTACCCAGTCAAAAATTTATGATTTCAGGCGATACTCTTGCTACTGTTACTACAGCTGGATATCTAAACCAAGTAAGCCTTGAAAGCAATCCAGTGTCTAACACTGACATTATTCAAATGCTTTATAGCTATAATCCACAGACAACAGTTGGAACCTATGGGGTTTTCACAGTTTCAATTAATGGTGTAGGTGTGATTACTCTTGCCTCAGCAAGTGATGCAGGATTCGTTACTTTGCCCACCGCAGTAAACAATATTATTGTTTCCACCAATACCGCTGGTAATTTAGGTAATTTAACGGGAACAGCAATTAATGCTGGTTCTTTACAAGCTGGGTCTTCTGGTGTTGCTGGTACGTTAATAAGTTTCCCTGCCACTGCTACAAAAGGCTCTTTGATTGTTGCTGGAGTGGCCAATACAGGTAATACAAATACCACAATAAGCAATGCGGCAATGGGCCAAGCTTCAGTCATTAGTATTCCAGACCCAGGCGCAGCTACTGCTAACTTTTTATTGAATACTGGCGCGAATCCAATGGCAGCAGGAAGCAGTATCACTTTTGCTAAAGTTAATGGCACAGAAGCGGCTAATGCTGTTACGGCTAATGGAGTTGCGGGATTGCTTACTACTTCTGCCCTAACTACAGCTGGTGGAGCAAGCTATGTGATAACTTGGACTGATACCTTTATTACAACAACTTCGGCGGTTTTATTGATACTTGCTGGTGGAACAAATACTACTGAAAATATCACATTAAAAGTTGTTCCTGGTGCTGGAACTGCAACACTTACAATTTATAATAACACCGCAGCTACTGCATTAAATGGAACAATTTTAATCAGTTACTTGGTGATGTAACAAGAAAACACGGCTCTTGCCACTGCGATATGTACGCAAAAGTTATCAATAAAACCCGCCAAGCTTAATTGCTTAAAACGCAGCGCTCAAACCGTGCGGGTTACTCTATAAACCCTCCAAGCCTCTGGCATTGCCTCCTTATGTCATGCTCAAATCGAGAGGGTTCCACTATTGAAATGCATATTTAAATAGAAAATAAACAATCGGGAATAATGATATTCCAAGCATGGTCATACAAAAAATAGCAAAAATGTATGAGAATGTATCAAAAAATTCTTCTAAACCCATGTCACTCCTTAATTAATAATCATATTCACTTTCATGTAATCCAATAGACTCATTAAAAAACTCATTCAATATCATAACTTCCTCGTGGGAATGGGTGAATTGTAATGGTTTATTAACAATAGAGTTCTTGGTGTGCTTGTGGTTGTTGGCGTAGTTGCAATGAACGTCACCGTGTTTTCTTAGGCGAGTATAATGTTTACCGCATAGTTCTTTGCGCAAAGTGGTGTTGTCGCATCCTTCTACTATGCAATATCGTGGTTCCCTTGGCGCCCTTGGTGCTCTCGGTAATTTTGCTGGTTTTGGTTTCTGTTTAGGCAAAGTAATTATTAACTGATAATGATATTTGCAATATCCACGGGCCTCATACTTTTTTATGCATCCTTCAATCTGACAATATTGGATTATGCGTGACTTTTTATGGCCAGGTTTTCCAATTGGCGTTAATTCTTTACCTCGATTTTGCATCATGTAATGAGTTTTGCATAATGACTTAGCCGAAGATTTTCTGTCACACCCATCAAAAGAACATACCTTCATGGCTAATCCCTCTCTTTAAGATTAGAACAAAACCATTCGTTCAAATCCTTAAGAGGATAGAGCACCTTTCCTTTATTTTTAATACGAACGTACTTAGGTCCATTCCCTTCATACCTAACTTTCTGAAACCAAGACTGAGAATATCCAAACTTTTCCGATGCTTCTTTATCACTAATGTATTGAACTCCATTTATCTCAATCATATCAATTTCCTTATTTAAACCCAATAAATTGTATTTGATATCAACCAATTTTGCAATGCAACTTCATAATGAATAAATTGAAACCATACCAAAAGGTGTCGAGACTCGTGCGTTATGCGAGGTTCTAACCGTGACGGGGAAATAGTCCGAGACTCATGCGAATTTGAGGCACTAGCGTAGCGGCGTAATAGCGAAGGATAAGTTATGGACATGGAAAGCAGTGGTGAAGTTGTAAGTACTCCTATGGATTCAGGAAGCGCATCAGAGGCGATATCTACGCCTACCGAACGAACCTTTAGACAAAGTGAAGTTGATGGCATTGTAAAGAAAGTAAAGCACGAGGCTGTAGAGGGCTATAGACGCCAACAATCAGAACAACCGGCTTATGTGGAACAAAAATATTCCCAGAGTAACCAAAATACTGGGCATGTTGCGGGCTCACCACTTTCAGAGAGCGATTATCGCAGGATGGCTGCTGAAGAAGTTCAAAAAGCTCGTGAACAATTTATTAACGAGCAACAAAGCAAGCAAGAAACCGATAACGCACAACGCATCGTTAATTCATTTTGGGACAAGGTTGCTCCTGGTAAAGAAAAGTACGATGACTTCGAGAGTGTTACTGGAAATATTGAGCTATCCCGTTTTCCCAATACGGTGCAGTTATTAGCCGAACACGTTGATAATTCACATGACGTTCTTTATGAGCTGGGTAAAAACAGATTAAAAATGTCTCAATTAGAACAGTTGTCTTATATGTCTCCGCGAGATGCGATTGTAGAAGTACAGCGCCTTGCTCAGTCAATAAAAGACAATGAATCAGCCGGTAAGATTCGCCAACCCAATGCCCCATTAAGCCAACAACGTCCTTCTAATGTCGGTACGGATTCTGGCGGAGCATTATCAATGCGCGAACTCAAACAAAAATATCGTGCGTAAATAATGTGCCAATCCGACTATTTTAATTATAGTTAGGAGCATGAAAACATGGCTGTTTTCCCAAATAATATGTTACAACAAGTCCAAACATACCAACGTTCTGGTTTGGCCTTGTTACAAAACTTATGCTGTCATATCAGTACAGCAAATACTAAATTTAAAGATTTTGACAAGATTCAAGCAAACCTTGGCTCTGTAGTCACCTTTGATTTACCACCTAGAGCAACCACTGTTGCTGGTTTAGTTGCAGCATTCCAAGCAGCTGACCAACGTGTATTGCAACTCGTTGCTGACCAATCAAACAACAGCTCATTCGCTGTAACCTCGCAACAAAGAATCTTCAACTTGGAAAAAGGTGAAGAAGATTATATGCGTGTGTTTGGTAAATCCTTTATCGCTGCACTTGCTACGCAGGTTGAGGGTAACGTGGCGCTTAACTGGGCTTCTGGCGTTCAATCTCAGCTTAATGGTCAATTGAATACATTTTCAGGCCCATACCGTTTCTTCGGTAACGGAAGCACGGCGCTGAATAGCTATCAACAATTAGCTCAAGCAATCATGTATTTCAAGAACTATGGCGCAGTAAGCGAAGGTATTAAAGTATACCTTCCTGATACCGTTGTTCCTGCAATCGTTGGTAACGGGCTAAACCAATTCGTTCCTCATCGTAATGATGACATCGCAATGTCTTGGGAAATTGGCGATTTCGGTACACCTTTAGTGAAATATTACCAATCAAACTTAATGCCAATTCATGTCTCAGGTAATACTGGTGTGAATGCTCAAACTTTGACTGTTGTTAGCACTAACGATCCTACTGGGCAAAACGTAACTCAAATTACCGTTTCTGGCGCTACCAATAGTGACGTTAACGCTGTATTTGCTGGCGACTTGTTCCAGTTCGCTGACGGCGTAAGTGGTCAACCTAATATGCGTTATTTGACGTTTATAGGTCACTTCCCATCTGCTAACCCTGTTCAATTTAGAGCTATTGCTAATGCCGGTGCAAGTTCTACAGGACTTGTAACTCTGAGCATTACACCTGCATTAAACTGGGCTGGTGGTCAAAATCAAAACTTGAATAATCCAATAGCAGCTGGAATGCAGATTCTTACATTCCCATCCCATCGTTGCGGCGGTATTTTGGGTGGTGAAGCATTCTACTTAGCTATGCCTCAATTGCCTGAACAAGCACCCTACGACACGGCTAATGAGTTTGATGAAGAAACTGGCGCGTCACTGCGATTGACTTATGGTTCTTTGTTCGGTCAAAACCAGACTGGCATGATTTATGATGAAGTACACGGTTCTGTGATTGTTCCTGAATACTCCATGCGCTATATGATTCCTCTATCTCAAGGCTAATAAAGTTCAGTCGGTTACATTGAGTAACCGACTTAATTAACGATTATTAAGGATTAATAAAATGGCCACAGTTCAAGTACAAAATGACCCAATCTTTAGATTGCCTTTTTTATATATTAACGGTTTAAATATTTCCGTTGCTTCAAATACAGTTATTGCGATTGCTCCTGGTCAGGCGCGTGATTCCAATAACATGATTGATATGCCTGTAAGCTTTCCTAATATTGATAATATTACTTACCCAGCTCCTTTGGGCGCAAGCGCAACAGCTACAAACTTTTATCCACCAATCAATCCAAATGGTTATGGTGTTCCTAACCTTTTGACCTATCCAGCTCCTTTGTTTGTTAATAGTGCTGTAGTAGGTGCCAATGGTATTGATAGTGGCGTTCTTGCTGCAAGTTCGTTCTATTGCATCTATTTAATTGCAGATTCTAAAAATATTCTTCCTACTGCCGGTATTTTGACACTTTATAGCAATGCGTTTCCTTTGCTTCCTAGGGGATATGATTCTTATCGTTTGTTAGGATTTGTTCAAACTGATGGTTCTACGCATTTTGTTGCTGCTGATGTATTAAATATGCAATATGCAAAACAATTTTTCTTGCAACCTGAGGGCTCAATCCAAGCGGGTGGTAATGCGACTACCTTCACAGCAAAAGCATTAACAACTTATGTCCCTACTACCACTGATCCATTTGTAATTGTAGTTCTTGATGTGTTGTTTACGCCTGCTGCTATAGGCGATGTGGTTCAGTTTAGGCCAACAGGAAGCTCTGCAACAGCGGGTCTTGTAACTGTAACGGGTATTGCTGCTGGTGTTCCGCAACAACAATTCGTTCAAGTTATTGCTGGTGTATCAGGTGGTGAACCATCTATTGATTACTTAGTTACTAGTGCTAGTGACTCTGTATCATTTTTGGTTAATAACTACACTTACACTCTGTCCTAACAATTAATTAGGGGCGTATTATGACTTATAGAAACTATAGTAATCAATGCGGCCCTTTTGATGCGTATGGAGAGCCTCGGTGGAATAATAATAATTATGTTCCACCGAATCCTTTTTGTGTCCAGGCTAATCAGGCATGTGTCTGCAATCAGCCTTTAGGGTATTGTTGTTGCCCTCCTCCTTTGCCAGGGCAACTTTGTGTGGCACCTAATAAAACGTGTCCTCCGCCAACGATTCCTCCTTGTAATTGCCAAAGTGCGCCTTGTGGATGTGGTCAAAATCCATGTCGTTGCGTGGCCAATCCATGTAATTGCAACGATAGTCAGCGCGAATCACAAAACAATTGCTATCCATCTTATCAATGGTTTCCTAATGTTCTGTGCCCCGTGTGCTCTAATCAGTGCATTTGCAGTACTTGTTCACGATGCAGTGTTTGTAATCCCTGCTCTTGTAATCAGAATACCAATCCCTGTGAGTCTTGTAATACTTGTGGCAATAACTCCGAAAGATGTGGTTGTACCAGATATAACAGGAACCAAAAAGGGCCAAGGTTAAAGCCTTATCTTGCTCGTGATTTGATTAATAGGGCATGGTTTTTATCTGGAATTGTGGGGCGAAACTTGCAAGTTCCTACAGGGGAACAAACTTCTGATGGCTTGTTTCTTTTGAATGCTCTTCTTGATTTTAAACAGATTGAAACTGATTTAATTCCTTATTGGACTTATATTGAATTTGAAGCTATTCCGCGTCAGGAATATTACTTTTTACCGTATGTTGCTGCTATTGAGTCATTGACCTTTAATATCAATGTTATTCGCTATCCTATGGAGTCCGTGACGCGCCGTAATTATTATGGTTCTGCGCGCGTAGACAATATCTCTACATTGCCATTTTCTTGGAACTATAATAGAGCATTAGGTGGCGGAAATTTGGCGCTTTATTTTAAGCCGGCTACCTGCTACCCATTAAAGGCCATGGTTAAGCTGTTTTTGACCGATGTGTGTCTAGATACTGATATGAGCAATGTTAGTGAGTGCGTACCTTATCGCTTTGTTAATAGCTCTAATCAGGGATATGACTCTAGTTACTTGGAGTACTTGAGATATGCTTTGGCCTCGCTAATGTGTTCGGAGTACGGTATAATTTTTAATCCGCAGTCAGCTGCAGTATTAAAATCGTATGAAAGAAAACTAATGTACATATCACCCCCTGATTTATCGATTATAAAACAATCTATATTGAATAATAATGAACAAATTGGTTATAATTATGGCGATGCGAATTTGGGTAGGGGGTGGCGCCCAAGTTAAGTACAATTAGTATATATTTTATACGTTTCCGGAGTTATTATGAAACTTATAAAAATATGTGAAAAACATGAAATAGAGAAAAGATATCTGGAAGGTTCTCAAAAATATCAATGTGATATTTGTAATAGAGAAAAAATGGCTGAATATAGATTAAAACATCCAGAAAAAGTTAAAAAAACTATGAAAGAATGTTCACAAAAAAGAAGAGACTTTGTAAAAATAGACAGGATTAATAACCCTGATAAGTATATAAAAAAGATTAAACCCCAGAATTTTTGTGAAAAGCATAAGAGGCACCATGTTTTAAACAGTGATGGGTCACTTTCCTGTAGTTCATGTAAAATTGAGTATCAACAAGAATATAGATCAAATGATCCGAGATATATTAGGAACGTATTAAAAAGAAAATTAAAAAAATTTGGAATAAATGAAGAAATATATTTAAAATTAAAAGAACAAAGCGGAAATAAATGTTACATTTGTGATAAATTTGAAACTAAATTGTTCTTAGGAAAAGTGATTCAATTAGCAATCGATCATTGCCATAAGACAAAAAAAGTAAGAGGTCTTTTATGCCATTTTTGTAATACAGCTATAGGCAGTTTTAAAGACGATACATCACTACTAAAAAAAGCAATAAGTTACCTAGAGCAGCACGAACACTAAGTTATTTGGAGAGGGGAAGCACCAAGGTGCGAAGGATGACAAGGATGTCATACAAGGACGTTTTAACTAATGATTACACGAAGCCAGAATTCACAACCTCAAGAATTAAACATTGTTGGCAGTTCAACATTTGGACGCTATGCTAAAATTAGCACCGAGAAAACATACAACATGTTTGTGTCTGACAACTGGCTCGTGCCGTATTCAGGCTATAAAATCGCTATAGGAAGTGCGAAATTCAACGGAGGCATAGAAGGTCGTGGCATATTCACTAGTACTAAACTTGACCGCTTGGTTGTAGTCATCAATGCTAATGTGTATTTAGTTAACGTTGTATTCTCGCAGCAAAATCATAAAGTCAGTTATTCTCAGGTGATTAAAATTGGTGAACTTCAAACCAACACAGGTATTGTTTATATTGCTGAAAATAACAAACCACAAATTGGCATAAGCGATGGGACAAACTTTTATATTTATGACCCTTTGTTATCGCCTCAGTTTCAGATTGTTACCTTAAATTTTACTCCTGGTTATTTAACGTTTCATGATACCTATTTTATTTTAGCAGCATCTAATGATAATACGTATGCGCCGCCCGCCAATAATACATGGCGTTTGTCAGATGAAAATGACGGCTCACCCGGTCATTGGCCTTCAACTGCTGCCTATGTAGGCTTAATACAATCCAAGCCAGATAACACCCAGGCAGTAGTTAGGTTCCCTTCCAAAGGTAACTTAATATTCGTTATGGGTTCGATTACAACCGAAGCATGGTTTGATACTGGCGCCCAGTTATTCCCATATCAAAGACAAAACCAATTTAACATCGATTATGGCTGCCTAAGTCCCGCATCTGTGGCCTACATGGACGAACTCGTTGTCTGGCTTGCTGCCAATGAGAAATCAGGCCCTATCATCATGTATAGTGATGGCGGTATGCCAAAGAAGATTACAACGGATGGTATTGATTACTTATTGTCTACGTTTCAAAA